TTTAACTAAGTTAAATATACTATTTTTTGTTTCATCTCTAAACGCGTGTTCTTCAGTTCTTGGAAACTGCCTATAAAACTCGTTTAATGCGTCTTGATCTCCTTTAAGACCGTCAGCTTCATTATTCCAATGATCAATTACACCTATATCTATTAATTCAGCGTCGGGTCCATAACACTCTCGTGTTGGGGTATTGAAAACTGGTCGTCCATACTCATCAATAAATCCTTCATAGTTCCATTCCATTGGGATAAACAAAGAATATAAACCAGAGCGTGTTTGACCATTTCTATTTCTTTTTGTGACATCACTGTCGTTATATAACTTTTTAAAGTTATCACCACCTTTGTCTAACGAATTACTCGTTGATCCCATCATACACTTACCTATAATTCTACTACCAAGACGTAAACAAGTTTTTGTTACTCGCCAGTTGTTTAGTATATTATCAGGTCTTTCCCACTTACCGCTTTCATCGTGTACTAACAAATTAAGCTTTTCACCGTCGTAGCTGTTGTCACCAGTATTTTTCCAATCAATAGTAGTGTCAAGTCCAACCAGCTCTTCTTGCTTTTCGTTTGTAGTAATTTTTCTACGCGTAAACTTACTTGCAGGAACCCTATAAGCAAGTTCACTTTTAGGCCTGTCCATACCATCTTGTATCGGTTTAAAGAAAAACGGATAGTTAATAGATATTGGAACAACTTTGTCGGTAAACATTTTTTTAGCATCAGCACCACTTTTAGATAGTATTCCATATCTAGAGTCACTCGATATAGTAGCTAAGTTAACTGTTTCAGCACTAGACATAAAAGAAAAACCACTACGTCTATTTTTTAAATAACACATACCATAGCAGCGCTTATCAGCTTTACACGCCTCCCAAAATATAAAGAACAATCTGTTAGCTTCTCTAAAATCAGGAGCGCCAACATCAATCTTACTCCATTGTAAATACATATAATGGCTACCTGTTATATATGTAGGCTCGCCATCGTTCATAAACCAAAAGCCTTCTTCTCTACGCTTAAACTCTTCGTCTATAAAATCGTACCACTTATCTTTGCTTTCTTCTGGATAATTTCTCCAGTCAAATATATTTTTAAGTTTACTTAATTCTTTAGGGTACTCTATTTTTTGCCATTTATTTAATTTGCTTTCGTGCAACTGCAGTGGCAGCAGTGGCAAAGCAATGCGCAAACCTTGGATCTCAAGTATGTTACCAATTTTTCCAGTTTTGCTGATAACCACAATATCATGTTCTTTATTGTATCCATATTCCCATTTACGTTTTTTATTAAGTCGACTTATTGTAGTCTTCTTAACTGGTTCAACTATTTTATATAAACTTTGTTCGTACATTATTTTGATCTACCTTCCGCGAAGCCTTTAAATATTCTTTCTTCTTTCTCTTCAGGTGTCTTTCCTTCCAAAATATTCTCTTCTTCTTGTACGCGGTTGAGTATTTCAAATGCATCAAATATAGCTAGCTTTTTAGTAGCTGCAGCATTTTTTAGTCGATCAGCAGACACATCATCTTCAGTATTAGTGATAATTTGTTCTTCAGCAACTTTAATCAACTCATCAACCGCTTTTCGCCCAGCTAGGATTATACGCTTCTTCGTTTCCTTGATACTCATATTTAATTGTAATAAATTTATTCATAACTCTATAAAGCCTTGTATCATTAATAATAAACTCATAGGTTGAAAATGGTGTAAAGCCTACTAGCTCTTCTTTTTTATAAACTCCATCAGTATATTTAACTATACCGATACAGTTTTCTTCTTCTTCTACAGCTAACTTGTTTCTTTGTTTTATAGGTTGTACAAAACAATATCCATTGCAAGCTTTCCACTCATCTTTTGACTTATATAAATATATTTGATCTTCTTTAATTAAATATGTATTTTCATCAAAAAAAGATCTGCTGTTTTTTTCTTTACCTTTCACATCGTGCCATCTTCTAAAAACATTGTGATGTACAATAACTTCATCGTTTTTATTTATACAAGTTTCAAACGCTGTTGGTATAGACTTAACAATAGCGTGGCGGTTTATAAACTCATGATTAAATATCTCTGTATTTAATATTAGTTCTTTATCGCCAACTTTTTTACTATTGTTATATCTACTACCTTTTGGTTCTATTACAAAGTCAAAAGGTGCTTTCATTAGTATTCTAAATTATACTCAACAGATACAGCCATGTTCTTGTTGAAGTCTTTCCAAGGTATAACCACTTTGTCTTTTCTTATATAAATAGAATACTTTTCTTTTTCTTCAACAATATCGCATATAGTATGACCACCATAAACTTCTTGACCAACAGCATAATGCATCGCATCATTTTTATAATCTTTACCTACACTAATCTTTCTTATCAACTTCGCCATCTTTTTTCGGATAATTTATAACGCCTGTTTGCATGTCTATATCAAACGTGCCGTATTCTTTTTCAAGGCTATCTTGCAAGTTAGTAATTTTATCTTGTACTAAATTTAATTGATGTAAAAGCTGATGTTTTCTTGACTCAGCTACGCCAACATCCATTTGCATCCTATGCATTGCTGTAACTAATCCTTGAACTTCTTTAAGTTGTTCTTCTGTAACTTTTTCCGGTTTAGGCGTAATATCAATAACGTCTTTCACCTTTGGTGTTTTTCTTTTTGCCATGATTTTATTTAATTAAATTAATATTAGTCTAAAGGACCTGTAAGAGAATCTGGCATAGAGTCTTTACATTTATCCTTTTGATCTTGTGTTAAATTGTTATAGTATGCGTCTGGTACACATACTAAGTATTCTGAACCTGAAACTAATAAAACTTCAGCAGTTGTTAAAGTTCCATTTTTAGGATATTCAAAATAAGTATCCATATTACTTAATAGAGTATCACATTCGCTTT